ACGTAAAAATTGTTACCTTGGATCATGGATTACAACCATTTAATATGTATCCATTTCAAGAAAAACTTGTAAATAAATTTCACGAGAATAGATTTAATATATGTAAGATGCCTCGTCAAACAGGTAAGGCATTAGCATTAGATACTCCAATTCCAACACCAACTGGTTGGACGACTATGGAAGATGTTAAAATTGGAGATAATATATTATCTCCAGCTGGGAATAATGTTTCAGTAACAATGAAAACTGAAACAATGTATAATCATAATTGCTATAAATTATATTTTGATAATGGCGAAGAAATAATTGCAGACGCAGATCATCTATGGGAAGTTGATAGTTCTTATTGGAGAACTGGAAAGAAAGTTATAACATCCCAGGAGATATACGACAGATACGAATCCAAATCTCAAAATAAAAGAGGAAAGGGAGTTCAGGGATCGTTATATGTCAATAAATCTAAACCGATCAGTTTCATTAAAAATTCATTAGATATTGATCCATATCTTCTTGGAGTTTGGTTGGGAGATGGATATTCTTTAGATGGAAGAATAATTGCACATAAAGATGACTATACATTCTATAAAAAAAGAATAGATGTAGAATATGAAAGGGAAGACAAAAATTGCATAAGATTTAAGGTTAGAGATTTTAAATCAAAATTAAAATCTCACAACCTATTAAAAAACAAACATATTCCACAAAATTATTTAAGATCCTCTCATGAAGATAGATTAGAACTACTTCGTGGATTGATGGATACTGATGGGTCAGTAACAAAAAATACCAGATCATTTGAATTCTATCAAAAAAATTATGATCTGGTATTGCAAGTTGTGGAACTATTGTCAACATTAGGAATCAAATCAAATATAAGACATAGAAAGATAAAAGGTAATTATTATCATACCATATCATTTACAACCGAAGAGCAAGTATTTAATCTCCAAAGAAAATTAAACAATGTCTATTCTCAAAGACCTACTCGAATACAAGAAAATAGGCATTATATTCATAAGATAGAAAAAGTTGATAGTGTTCCAGTCGCTTGTATTGAAGTAGATAGTGAGGATCATTTATTCTTATGTGGTAAAACTTTTATACCAACTCACAACTCTACTACGGTTGTTTCATATCTTCTTCATTATGCTGTCTTTAATGATAATGTAAATATTGGTATATTGGCAAACAAGGCAGCAACCGCAAGAGAACTTTTAGATCGTCTCCAAACCGCATATGAAAATCTACCAAAATGGATGCAGCAAGGTATTATCTCTTGGAACAAAGGTTCTTTGGAACTTGAGAACGGAAGTAAAATCTTGGCTGCTTCTACTTCTGCTTCTGCGGTTCGTGGTATGTCATTCAATATTTTATTTTTGGATGAATTTGCATTCGTTCCAAATAATATCGCAGAGTCTTTCTTTGCATCAGTATATCCAACGATTACTTCAGGTAAAAATACAAAAGTAATCGTTGTATCTACACCTCATGGTATGAATCATTTCTACCGTATGTGGCATGATGCTGAGAAAGGAAAAAATGAATATATAACAACTGATGTTCATTGGAGTGAGGTTCCAGGAAGAGATGCAGAATGGAAAGCACAAACAATAGCAAATACAAGTGAGCAACAATTCAAAGTAGAATTTTTATGTGAGTTCTTAGGTTCTGTTGATACTTTAATCGCACCTTCTAAACTAAGATCCCTTGTCTACGATGCCCCTAAGACTCGTAGTGCTGGTTTAGATGTTCACATGGATCCTATTGATGAACACGATTACCTCATTACTGTGGACGTTGCAAGAGGAGTAGGAAACGATTACTCTGCTTTTGTGGTTATAGACATTACAGAATTTCCACATAAGGTTGTAGCAAAGTATAGGAACAATGAAATAAAACCTATGATATTTCCAAATATAATTTATGAAGTTGCTAAAAGTTATAATGATTCTTATATTTTATGTGAAGTAAATGATGTTGGTGATCAGGTTGCAAGTATTCTCCAGTATGACTTGGAATATAATAACATACTGATGTGTTCTATGAGAGGAAGAGCAGGACAAATCGTAGGACAAGGATTTTCTGGTAAAAAAACTCAACTTGGTGTGAAAATGTCCAAGACAGTTAAAAAAATTGGATGTTTAAATCTAAAAACTATGGTAGAAGAAGATAAGTTATATTTAAATGATTATGAAATTATGAGTGAACTTACCACATTTATTCAAAAACATAATTCATTTGAGGCAGAAGAAGGATGTAATGATGATCTGGCAATGTGTTTAGTGATTTATGCTTGGTTAGTTTCTCAGGATTATTTTAAAGAACTTACAGATCAAGATGTAAGAAAAAGATTATATGAAGAACAAAAAAATCAAATAGATCAAGACATGGCACCATTCGGATTTATTGATGATGGTTTTGGTGATAGTAGTTTTACTGATGCTGAAGGTGATAGATGGTATGCTGATGAATATGGTGATCGTTCATATATGTGGCAATATAACTGATGGATATTGATGGTCAAATTAGACTGGGACATTTATTGTTTAATGATAGAAAATGTAGAGTTTGTGGAGAAATAAAAAATTTAATTGATAGTTTTTATAGAACTCGTAAAGATCGTGGAGCAGTTTCATCATCATATTCTTATGAGTGTAAAGAATGTACGATTAAAAGAATAACATTTGAAAGAAAGAAAAAAAATTCGCGTTTAAACTGGGAATATCCAGATTGGTAAATGTTCACTCCACATTTCCCATGTGAAAAACAATTTTTTAATAAATATTTTCAGTTAACCGAGAATTACGGAGAATCAAATGGCAACTCCTCAATTATCTCCAGGCGTACTAGTCAGAGAGGTTGATTTAACAGTAGGAAGAGCAGATAATGTTTTAGATAATATTGGTGCAATTGCAGGACCTTTTTCAATTGGACCAGTTGATTATCCGATTGACATTACTACAGAACAAGATCTTCTTAATGTTTTTGGTAAGCCTTTATCAGTAGATGCTCAATATGGGTATTGGATGAGTGCATCATCATACCTTTCATATGGTGGAATTCTTAAAGTTGTTAGAACTGCTGGAGCAACTCTGAATAATGCTAATGCTGGAGTTGGTGCAGCATCAACCTCTCTTTTAAGAATTGACAACTATGATGATTATCTCAATAATCACGAAAATTCTACAAATTATACTTATGCAGCAAAAAACCCAGGAACTTGGGGAAATGATTTAAAAGTTTGTTTTATTGATGATATAGCAGATCAAATCGTCGGTATTGCAACAACCAACTTAGGAACTCTTGGTGCACAAATTGGATTTGGAGTTACTGCAAATCTTTCTGCGGTTACAATTCCCGGATTAGGTTCAACATCAACATTTACTGGATTCATTAAAGGAATTATTACCGGTGTTTCAACTGACGTAACAAATAGTGCTAGTACTATTGATGTAAAAATTGTATCAAGAGTTTCTTCTGCTGGCACAACTGCAGGTACGGAAACAAAAATTAATTACGCAGAAGGATCTACATTTTCATCATATTTGACAACAAGTTCTATTCGTTTCGTTAATAATTCTGGTATTACTACTGGCCTTTCTGCAGTAACTGCAGTAACTCCAACAAGTGTTACCGATTGGTACGAATCCCAAACTCTTGGATTAACTAACGCAACAATTTTCTGGAAATCTATTGCACCAAAACCAACTTCAAATCAATATACACTTGAAAGAGGTGGTTATGGTGATGGATTGCACGTTGTAGTTGTTGATGATTTGGGAAAAATTACAGGAAATCAAGGAACAGTTTTAGAAACTCACTTAGGTCTTTCAAAATCAATTGATTCAGTATCTGCTGTAAATTCTCCACAAAAAAATTGGTATGAGCAATATCTTGCGGATTTTTCCTCACAGATTTATGCTGGAGGGAATCCATCAAGTGCTGCTGATGCATTTCACGGAACAACTCCAAGAGCAACTGGTTTTTCTACAGCATTCACTCCTATCACT